CGCCTACATCTTCCATGCGCTGAGCACCTCACTGAGTGTTAGGGACGCCACAGCAGTCGCCGAGCGCGGCACGGGCAGGGTCACCGTCACCATCATGGCGGACGGGGCCGATCCGGTTCCGACTGGACCTCTGGTCGATGCGGTCTATGACCGCCTGATGTCAGACGGCATCAAGCCTCTGACCGACGACATTTCCGTGCTGCCGGTGACCAAGATCCCGGCGGACATCACCGCCAACCTCACGCTCTACCCTGGCCCTGACGCATCGCTTGTCATCGCCGACGTCAACAAGGCGCTGACCGCGCTGCGCGCCCGCGTCTCTCAGATCGGCCGCGACCTGAAGCGATCCGCGGTGCTCGCCGCCCTCAATCAGGAGGGTGTGCAGAACGTCGACACGGAGTTTCAGGATATCAACGTCGGGAACAGCGGCGTCGTCTGGATCAATTCCGCCAGCGTGAACGTGTCCAACGTACGCGAGGAATAACCAAATGGCTCAGCGCCTGATGGACCAAATCCTGGCGCCGAACGCTACGGTCTACGAGCGCACTCTCGCCTCTCAGGTCGATCGGCTCCTGTCTCTGGACACCGATCGACTGCGGCGACTCTGGGATCCTTATCGATGTCACATCGACGACCTGCCGTATCTGGCTTGGTCGTTCTCGGTGGACTTGTGGGACACGGAATGGCCTGAAGCCAAGAAGCGCAAGGTCGTCGCCGACGCCGTCGCACACCACCGCATCAAGGGTACGAAGGCCGGCATGGCCACCTACCTTGATCTGGTCGACTGTAATCTCGAAAACCTGATCGTGCCACCTGCGCGCGGCTATCGCATCCCTGCGATGACCAACGACGAGTTCATGTCGTGGCTGCTGCATCTGCCGCAGATCCGGCTGTACCCGTACATCATTCGCGATCCTGCCGGCGAGCGTGAGTTTCGGACGAAGGACGTCTACTTCCGGAACATCAACTTCCGTGAGCCCAGCAACGGCCCGAACCTCTATGGCCGCAAGGCGTCGATCGTCAATAATGGGGCTGAGACCTTCGTTAAGCTCGAAGCGATGACTGAGCTTGGCGGCCAGATCATAGAGCGCGTCTCGTTCGCCAACACTTCAGCGCGCGACTATCACAGCACGGGCTTTCGCGGCGAGAAGTTCTATCAGCCGACTGACGCTGCCAACAACATCGTGACGGTGCGGCTCAGCCAAGCCTCATCCCAGCTGACGTCCGTTACGCCGGGGCTCACACCCCAGGATGTTCGACCGACGCAGATCGCCGAAGTGCATACCGCCTACGCGGATCAGCACTTCCACGACTACAACGCCTCGTTCCGAGGTAAGAATTTCCGCTGCGAGACGGATGCGGCCCGCTGGATCTACGATCGAGTGGCACTGCACAACAAGGCTGACCTGCCCGCAGGTTTGGCCGTCAAGTCTTATCGCGGTCATATGCGGTACGGCATTCAGCCCTTCACGGCTGAAGCGAAAGTCAGCATCCCGCTGAAACGGTCCCCGGCTCAAGGCTTTGGTGGCCGCTTCCGCAATGGCTTCCGCGTCCTGACCGACATGAAGAAGCTCGACGACGCCTGCGGGGCGATCGTCGCTGCCAAGCCTCTGCGCGACACTGTTCTCGTCGACACGGTCAACCACCGGGTCGTGCGTCTCAAGGACAGGCGTCGACTCGGAACGTTCAAGCTCGGCGAAATCAAGAAGGTCGCATAGCGATCTAAGGATCAACCACAAGCCGCTCCTCACCGGGGCGGCTTTTTCATTTTGGGAACACCAGTGGAAAACAAAATCATCTTCCATGCGAACATCGACGATGATCCGACCGACTTCACGCGGTTGCAGGATTTCGCCGAAGCTTCGCTTGACCACGTCGTGCTCGACGGCATCAGCAACCTCACCAAGTACGTCGGCTTCGGCGTCACGAAGGTCGCGGTGACGCAGATCCAGGTTCAGACCGGACGTCTCTACTCTGCCGGCAAGGTCTACTCCTCGTCCGACACCGCCTGGAGCAAGGACTTCATCACGCAGCTGCCCGTCGCCGGCAAGCGTATCGCCTCGGTCGTTACCTGGGGCCAGGAGACGGACACGGACATCCGCCCGCGTCAGTTCCTGATCAACGCTGAGACCCGCCAGGCCGAGCCGCAGGCCGTGCCGCTGGTTCATTCCCGCGTCGCCAATCTGAACGTCGTTCTCGGAGCTGAGGCTCCGGACCCGTCCGCCCCGCTGGTGGACGCCGGTTACACGGTCATCGCCAACGTGGTCCTGACGCCGACCGGCGTCGACTTGATCACGATGAACATCGACAACCAGCTGCCGAGCGTCCAGGCGCACGAGCAGCGGATCGACGACCTCGAACAGTTCGAGGAGACCGCCGGTCTCCAGATCAAGACGCTGGCCTCCGACATCGCGGCTCTGAAGGCCGCGGGCTCGAAGGGCGACGTCGACCAGGCCACCATGGGCCGCACGCTGGTCCGTCTGGCAGTGCTCGAGTCCAAGAACGGCGTGGTCTACAACGCGATCGACTCGGACGCGAACTTCTTCCTCGACACCGTCAAGTCGCAGCTGGATGACCCGCTGTCGCATGTGAAGGTGGAAGAGGGCATCCGCATGCCGCACGCCGCCGAAGGCGCCGCGGCCCTCCAGATCTTCAACCCGCTCGATCCGAACGCGACGATCAAGAACGGGATCATGTTCCCCGCCTACACGCGGGAAGCCTGGCTCCAGTCCGGCACCATCAACGGTGAGCTGCAGGTCGCAGCCTACTCGGTCCAGTCGTTCGACATGGTCCAGAAGATGATGTCGAAGACCCGCATCCGGTACGGCGACGAGTTCTACGTCTGTACGAACAGCCTGTTCTGGCAGACCGGCCAGTACAACGGAGCCGGCCTCTTCTTCCGCGACGGTCAGACCTACGAGGTCGAGAACCCGCAGGACACGCCCTACCATGCGTTCATCCGTCTGCGCCAGATCTGGATCGACAGGTGGGATGAGCCCTACTGGGAGAAGGTAACGACCACGACCACGGTCACCGGCACCCAGATCGCCGAGACCTGGCTCCAAGGCCAGAACATGTGGCTCGACGCCGTTGGCGTCTGGTTCACCCGTCTCGCGGCCTCCGGCTCGGCCCACTTCGCCATCGTCGAGGTCTCCGATTACGGTCTGCCGAACCTCAAGGCGTGTATCGCTCAGACCACGGTGCTCCGCGAGAACCTCGTTCTCCAGGGCGAGACCAAGGTCTCGTTCCAGCCGACCTTCCTCCAGGCCGGCAAGCGGTACGCGATCGTCGTGACCACGGCAGCCGACCACTGGGTCGCTACGGTCCCGGGTCAGCAGTTCACGTCCGGTACGTTCTTCTACGTGCTCGACGGCGCATACGCTCAGGGCGATGCGTTCAAGGATCTGTGGATGCGACTCTACCGCTGCAAGTTCAACACGGCCCGTGCGGTCATCACGTTGAACCCGCTGCAGCTGGCTGGCGGTATCTTGGCGATCGATCTGCTCACCGGCACGATCGTCCCGGACGGCACCTCGCTCACGTACGAGATCCAGGTCGGATCGACTTGGTACAACTTCCTCGACGTGGACAAGTACATGCTGGGCCAGGGCGGCACGATCCCGCCGCTGTTGCCGCTCCGCGCGGTCTTCATGGGCTCGGTCGACTGCATGCCTTGCATCAACTTGGCTGACAGCTCGGTCTACGTGTCCCGGCCGGACGTCTATGCGCAGCACGTCTCCAAGACGCGCACGCTGCCGGCGGCTTCCACGTCGATCCGAGTGATCGAGCGCTACGAGTACTTCGATCCGGCTTATCACACCGCGAGCTGCAAGCTGCTCACTGGTGCGACCTTCACGACTCAGGTGGCTCCGTCCTCGGTGACGACCTGGATCGATCCGGACGATGGCGCGACCGAGAAGACCTACGTCTTCAATCTCGGCGCCGCGATCACGCAGTTCCGCAAGCTGACCCGTCTCGACACCTCGACCAACCAGCGTGTGTTCCACGTCGGCTGGCAAAAGGACTACGCCGTCTAAGGCGGAAAGGACAACACCAACATGACCGACAACACGAACGCGGCCACCCCCGAGGTGGTCGCGGTTGAGCCTGCGCCCGTGCCGGCCGATCCCGTCTATTACGACGTGAAGCTGAACGCCCGGTTCACCTGGCTCGACTTCAATTACCTGCCCAGGGACCATCACATCGTCGACAAGACCGTCTTCGATGCGATGGAGGCTGCGGGGGTGATCGCTGATGTCAAGCAACTTTCCTGAGCTTGTATTCAGCGAGGATGAAGACTTCACGGCAGATCGTTTGAACGCGGCGATGCAGGTGCTGGATCAGCGCCTGCGTTCCCTCGAACCGTTCACGCCGTCCTGGCAGCAGGCGGTCAACGACCTGCGTGACGTCGGCCTCTCTCGTCTGAACGACGCCATCCTGCCGGCGTACAACCGCATCCAGCTGTTGTCCACGCTCGGCTTCCTCTTCGCTGGCTCGTCCAGCGAGGTCACTCTCACCAACGACATGACTGCGACCTTCGTCATCGACGATGAGACGCAGAAGTCGTTGTTCACGCCGACTCCATTCCTGGCGCTGACGCGCTCCTCGACGGTCGATGACTTTGCAATCGCTC